TTTATTGTCTCCCATTTTGGCGAAAGCTTGTTCTGGTGCACCTTGTGCAAATAAATGAAAGGTCAGAAAAGAGTAGTTGCTGAAGTCTTCGAATTCCTTGATCGCTGGTGCTCACATACAATCTGATTGAAGATTTACACACTCTGCACAATGAATCTATTCTATAAGGTTGCTCATCTAACTCCACCTCCTCGTCCTCATCTGGTGACAAAACTTCGTCACTAAGTAGATCAGCAGGCATGACCAACTCTTCCAAATGTAATTCAATATCACCCACCTTAATTTCTGGGCCAATCATTGTTTATACTTTTCTAATACAATTGCGACAATAACCTCTCCAATTACATCTAACTAGAACAAAATCTTCTCTAACAAACATATGTTCTAGCTTTTCAGCATAATCTAGCAAAGCCAAACAAAGTAAACATCTAATAGGAATTTGCTTTAGAGATTTGCCCAACAGATCTTCCAAGTAAAAAGAAGAACAGGTACATTGATAATGTTTGCGCACTTCATACGCAGCTGTAGCTCTCATACAACTTCTACAACAGCCAGAACAAAAAGCTCCTTTCCATAATAGTCTAAAGTTCTTTAAATCAAAAGCTGCAAGATCTTGAAGTGTCAAATAAAAGCGGCAAAAATTACAAGGTATTTTAACTTCTTGTAAAGTAAACCCAAACACTTTACAGTAGTCAGCAATAGTAGTAGGAGTAGGTGATTTCAGCAAGTCCATGGATGCAAAGAATTTGTTGCTGATTTGCACGAATATTTATACCACTCCCGGTCATTGTTTTTTTCATAGTACAATTGTTGTTGGCAACAATGAAGGTATTCCTTTAGCTATTACCACTCCCGGTACAAAGGCATACAGCCAGTAACGAAAGCGGTTGCAGCCAAACTTTGTGAGTCAAAGTTCGCCTGCACTTGCCCTGTAGCTATATAATCTTACCACAATCGGTTGTAGCCGAATTTGGCGCCAAAAAGTATACCGAAAAAGGTTATAATATAAAATAAAGCTTACCTTGAGGTAGTATGTCCGATCCGTGAATAGACTAGTAGTTCTAAATCCTTTTACAAACAAGGAGGCGTGGTTATATAAAGGAAACAACTGACCCCATGAGTCAAACAAAAACAATGAAAACCATTAAGTTGCAAGCATTGCAATTTATTCAGCAGAGGAATGTGTAAAGGAGAGGCTCAAAACACGTCTGAAACTTGTAACACTGATAAAATCACAGTTGGCAAATTCACAGTATATTTCACAGTATAAAACACAACTTAAGCAGTTTTTCCAATCCTGCGTCTTTTCACAGTTTTTTTTGTTAAAGTACCACTGGATCTTTTTCTGGGATTTACAACGCCATTACCATTTGTCATTAAACCAGTCTGATACAAAAAACGTCTTCCTAACGAAAACTGAGATAACTCTGAGGAAAGTTTTTCACTGAGATCAACAATCCAAAAGTTATACTTTGCATAAGGATCAACTTTTTCTGGAGCAGCAGCTTGATCAGGGCATGGAGTAGCTAAAGAAGTTATAAACCTGTATCTGTCTTCAATACTGGTAGATGGCTGAGGAACAAAAGCTAAATTCCAGTCTTCTAATATAGAAGGATCCATAGCATTAATGTGAGACAAAACATCAGGCTCTAAAGGCACAATACATAATTGCAATATTAGCTCAAATTCTAATTCTTCCACATGTCTCAAATAATGTTTAAAATCCTCTGCTTTGTAAGTATAGTTATCTGGAATTTTAGCTTCGTTTTTATAGAAATTCAACGTAAAATTTGTATTATGAGTGTTATCTAATAAAGTGACAAATAATTGATTATTCCACAGTACTCCATTATTTTGACCTTGAGCTCTTTGTAACCAATATGGTCTATTAAATAATGAAGCCTCACTGGAAACTAAAGAACCACTGGGAGTTCCAAAGTAGATGTGCGAAGAAATAGTCTTCTGGTTTTGATTTGTATCTGGTTGAGTTAAATAATCACTTTTGGGATTAAAAGGCCCGGGAACAGCATCACCAACAGTTCCAGCTCTTGTGTAAAAGTGTCTAGCATATAACTGTTCTCTTTTCCCATAAAAGAACATTGAATTACCATATGATTCTTTAGTCATCTTAACAAAATCAGGCCATTTACAAGTAGAGGCTACTATATCTAAAGGAACTCCTGAGTGGTCTTGCTGAAATGTTTTAAAATTAACTGCGCCAAACCCTATATCTCCCATGTCTCCATCTTCTATGACTGAGTGTACTAGTTCTATTGGAAAACAATCACCATTATTTCTCTGTTCATCTACACAAGGTTTAGCTAAATCCCAATGAGCACCTAAGCTAGGTTTACAGCCTACAATAAATAATTGAGTCTGTTTAGGGTCCATTGAAACATTTTGTCTGTCATCTGTACTCTGGCTTAAGTATTTTGTAGGGTTCTCAGTATCACCTAATTTATTTAACAAAGGATGACCTGTAGTACCTATTCCCAAAGGACCACCTCTCTGAATTTCAATTCCTCGCAACCTCCACACTAATCTTTGAGTTTCTGGATTATAAACATCTGTGTCAACCAATGCAAACTTGTTAGGATCTGGCAACATAACTCGTAACACTCTGTATTGATTACCAGATACTTTTGGCACCACAACTTTGTCTTCTCCATTATTTAAAACATTGAAATAAGGATGACCAACAGTTAACAGCCTGTCACTACCAGCATGAAAATATATGGACGTTCCTTTCACATACTCTTCAGTATTCATAATTCTGGCAACTGGTCGACTTGGAGGTAAGTATAATTTGCCTGGATTTTGCATCCAAAGTAATGCCATCTGGAAAAAATCACAATAAATTTCGTTTGCGTTTGCGTTTTAACAAACTGGGATGAATTAAAAAATCACTAGCAGACTCTAAATCTATTATTATTGCAGGCTCAATTCTAGATGTTGGTGTTTCAGGTAGCATATCAGGAATAATGTTAGTTTGAGGATATGAAACAAATAAAGGTTGTGCAACATCAGTAATAAATACTTTTAAAGCTACTCCAGGAGGAATAGTAGGCATAGTTATACTTTGAGATCTTCTAGTGGAACTTAACACTAAATGTGAATTTTCAAAGTCCTCTATTATGTCATCTAAGAGTTCATCTTCTGTATGAGCAATAGGTTCTTCAGAAAGCAAATCAATAAAACTGCTTTCAGCTTGTGGATTAATAATAGATGCATCACCTGAATGTTCTCCTAAAACACCAAGCTCTATAGCTTCACTATTATCAATAGTACTTAAATCCAAATAAAAGTGTACTTGTTGTCCAATTTGTAATCCACTGCGTGTGCGTATTGTGCCTCTTCTACCTAATCTGCTTACTCTTATTCTGTTGTCAGCAGTTTCTGAATATCTAGGCCTACCCAGACTAATTATATCTTGAAAATCTGGGTCTGGAGCCGCAGCCAATTGTTGCACATCTTGCTGAAATTGTAAAGAAATCTCCTCCTCCTCAAAGGCGGGATTACTGAATTCAAACTGAACAAGGCGGGAAGGTCTGTTTAAAAATTCTGCATTGCGAGTTTGCACTTGCTGAACCCGCCTATTATATAAATCTCGCGCCTTGGCATAAGCCCTTTGAAAAGCTTTAGGGGTACTGCTTCTAGGAGCTTCTAAAGGTTCTTCTATTTCAAAATCTGCAAATGACCTAATATTGGTTAATGGAATTTCCTCTCCTATAGTTTGACCTGTAAAATGAGCATCCACAAAAATATTTGCAGGGTCTGATATGTTTGCTATAGATTGGGTGACACTTATATGTGTAGGTGTAGAAGTTCTGGGACCCCTCTCAAATGCTAGCCTTTTTGGAGGGGGTGGTTCTGTTTGTACATCTATAACTGCAACATTATCTTCAGTGGTAGAAACAGTAGGATGTCCTCCTGTTGTTGTAACATCTGAAATAGGGTCACTTTCAGTTATAATAGCTACTTCTCTTGTTCCCAAATTAGGACCAGTTACATTAACATCTTCTGTTGTTCCCCCAGCATCAACAACAGTAATATCTGGAAAATTACCCTCATTTAGTGGCACTAAGGCAGGACCTGCAGGATCAACAGTATCTATAGGCAAAATATCTGGGGGTCCTAATGGGTCTAATGGTATAGTAGGTCTGACAACTGTTCCAGAAGACCCTACCCCTGGTGTGCGACCTAGTGGTGTATATCCAGTACTACCACCACTACCCTTTCCGGTACCTATACCTAATCCCCCCAGATAAATAACACTTCCAAGCCATTGTAATAAGCGATCTGCCAAGGTTGTTCCTTCTACTTTATTTTTTACATCATCAGGACAATTACCAGTGATTCTACATTGTTCATACAAGTTTTTAACAGAATCTCTTTTTACTCTTTTTACACCATTCATTACAGTTACAAACTATTTAATGAACCTAATGAAACCTCTGTTCCTTTTGGTAGTGTGACAGTGTCCATAAACAGCTTTCTTTGTGTATTATCTCTAAAAGCTAAAAGCATTCTGCTATTACTATCTAAATCTACCCATTTAAACACAGTGCTTGCATAATCAAATAATCTTTTGTTTTGTTTTTTACATCTAAATCTCCAGCATTTTAAGGTATTTGCACAACCTTTTACAATTAGGATGGGGGGATCCCAAGCTTCAGCTTGTAGTCTTTCAAGTCTCGAAGAATATTGTCCGCTAGCTGATCGATGGCTACTCCCCACTTGTGAAGGAGTTGGGACAGCAGATCCGGTTGAGTCTGGGTCGGTTCTTCTTCTCTTGGGGCTTCTGGAAGTTCCAGATTCTCCTTCTCGTCGTCTTCTGGAATGTCGAAGTCTAGGTGTTTCCTCGCCAACGGACCCAGAGGTGTTCTTAGGAGCCTCTTTGGGCCTTCGTCGAACTTCCTCGTTAATCTCGGGGTCCCAGGGGGATAGGCTGGAGTGCCCCGAGGCAGGTTTCCAGGAAGTGGGTGAGGAACTAGAGGTAACAGAGGGAGAAATAGTTTTGTTTTGGTATTTTACCTCCCATTCTCCAGTACTTGACAATGTTTTTGCTTTTTCATCAAAATTTACATAATACACCTTATCCCCATAGTCATCAATGTAATAAAGTCCATAATAGTCCACTCTTCCAGCTGTTTTATGCCACATATTATCCTCTCCTTGAAAATATATATGTTTCCAACCAGTGTAAGGATACAACTTTTCTGCATCTCTATCATAATACACATCAACTATATAAGCTTCTTTTTTAAAACAATTACTAGGTGGTGCATTAACTATTTCTAAACTAGTTTCTGTTAAGGACCATGTCTCACTACCAAAAGGAGAGTTTTTCAAAGATTTAAGTAAGATGGTCATTCTTATAGCTTCTTTGGCTTTATGTTCAGATGTTACCAATGATGGTACCTGATGAAAGCCTATTCTTTTTATTCCATTTTGTCTAGCATAATACATAATAACATGTTCTTGTCTCAAAAGTTCCCAATGTTTTATTTGAGTGTCAATGTCTTTTGTAGCATTTTCATATAGTGTCAATAGAGCTTCTTGCACAGCATCGAAGCGTTCTCTCAGTTTCTCCATCCTGTTCTTCGTCTGCGGACAGTTCTAACTGTCTGGCAAGCTTAATAAAAAAATATTTCCATGATAAATCAGTTATCTTATACACAGGTTCTCCATTATCATCAAATGGCATTTCTTTTGTAAACTCAAAAGCTACTACTCTACTATGTAAGTATACTAATGATTGCTCTTTATGAAGGTCAATATTAGAAGTTACCAAAAGTGGTGGCAGTCTCATTTGTTGTGGAGCTTTGTGTTTAGAGTCTATTGAAATAGGATTACCATCTAACCCAGTTCTCATATGTACATCCATGAAGCTCCAACATGAATACGTGACATCATCTATTAAGCCTATTTTACATTCTAATAAAGGTTGTATCCAAAACTGGCTATGACTATTCATATATGAAACAACTCTCCCTTGTAAAAAGTGTATTAAGGAATACACAAAATATGATTTACCAGTATTTGGCTTCCCAAAAAACAAAATACAGTTTTTTTTTGGTGTTCCCTTTAAAAAAGGTTTCAAAGCAGATAAAAATGCAATAAAATTAACTTGCTGATATTTAAGAAATTGTGGTATTACTTTCCAGTCTCCTTCACCTTCATACTTTTTACAACACTTCCATATCCAATCTGACATACTCATTTCTTTCATTTCTTGTCTTTTGTATAATTTACACATGTAAGCACAGTCTCTGACAAATTTAACTTGATTATTATGATTTAACCATGCTGCAGCATTGCTATTGGTTTGAGCTAACAATGCATATTCATAAGCAATAGCTGGTTCTTCTGTAAAATCATGGTCATATGCCCATTGCACCATCTCTGAAAAATCAAACGATTCACTAGCTGTTGCTGCTTGATGTTCTACCATTAATTGTTTAGTTATCCATTCTGGTATAGTACCTTTACTGTATGCAGCATTCCCTGTTGTACATTTATAAAAATATAAAGCTGTGGCAATACTTCTATGTTTTGGAGGATCACAAATTATTTGTATTTCATTTACATTTAATATTGAACAAAATAATTTAGTTATAGTGTCTCTACATTTACCAGTTTTAAAATGAAGTAAATACAAACAAATAATTTCATAATTTTTTTGCAAAATATAAGTACATTGTTGTTCTAATAAATGTTTAGAAGCATCTAACATTTCATCGTTTGCACCATAGACTGCAACAACCCATATATCACACATAGTTTTGTTACTTTTAAAAGGTCTTGTAAGTTCATTATATGACACACCAAAGACAGATTTAAACTTTGCTAAAAATATAGCTCGACTGTTACTGCTGCGTAAAAGCTGCACAATATTTTCCCCGCCTTTATCTCCCGCGCCATTGTTATTTTCAGTTCCAGTTTCTACCTGTTCCTCAACAGAATCTTCAGCTTCATTTTCTGCAATGCCACTGTCGTTAAACAAGCGTCTTTTACTGTTTTTTTGAGACGACAATGAAACTGTTTGCAGACGAGGACTCAAATCTATGTCTGCACAATTTTTTTTTGGACTTGGAGTGGCATACTTTCGTTTTAGCTCTGCTATGGCTTTGTTGCAATCTTCTGTAAACTGCTCATTGAACAATGCCAGGGAATTTCCCTGATCCACCTCATCAAAATCATCTATAAGATTTGAAATATTAGACCCAGTGCTATTATCAAACAGTTCTTCCAAATCATTTAAAGTATCCACACTATCATTACATTCAGCTTCACGAACTATATACCAGTCACTACACCCTTCTAATGATTCTGAAATATTAGTACCTGGTTTATTGTCTCCCATTTTGGCGAAAGCTTGTTCTGGTGCACCTTGTGCAAATAAATGAAAGGTCAGAAAAGAGTAGTTGCTGAAGTCTTCGAATTCCTTGATCGCTGGTGCTCACATACAATCTGATTGAAGATTTACACA